ATCTATGCTGATGAAGGCTACGGACACACCATCATTGAAGACCTCAAGGTCGAAGCACATGCAATCCGAGTGAAGGGTGCCAAGACGCGCTTGGAACAAGAGACTGTAAAGCTTCTCGAACGCCTCAAGGCGTTTAACTTCTCTCAGAAAGTTGAACTCAAAAGCCCTGTGGACTACAAGGATATTACCAAGATGGGTAAGCAGTTCCTTGTAGAGAATGCTATCCGAGTCTTCGAAGAGGGCCGCATCTGGTTCCCAGAAGATGATCAAGCTCTGCTACAGCAGTTGCTCCACTACGTGGTACTGCGGAGACACCCAACTACTAACAAGCCAGTATACGGCACTGACCGTGAGAGTGTAGGGGATCATAGGCTTGATGCTCTTATGTTGGCACTAGGCGGATTGTTCCTAGAGAAGTCTATGTACGCTCCGGCAAACATTGCTCATAGTTCACCTTCCTCCTTGACTAAGGGCTTCCTTGAACAACGAGCTGATGGACTGAATGGTAATCTAAGTGCTGCTGCACTGTTACAGGGTATGAACAACATGGCTCCTGCTGTACACCCTACACTCTTAGAAGTTAAGCGAGGATACAGTGAAGGCGAAAACGCTAGTGCTAACCAAGCCCTAGCAGCCAAGCAAGTGGTTGCGGCAAACAACAAGGGTAGCTGGTTTGGCAAACGACAACCCAAGAGTCGTGGCGACTTGGGTACCCAAGCTGGTCCTGATAGTGTATATGAGAGCATGATGAGCAGAGCATCTACAAATGCTGGCTATTCAAACGATCGTGAAGACGTCCATAAAGCTAGAGAAATTGGTAGCTCACCGTCTATAGTGAAGCCACGGGTTCGAAGACCTGGTAGAAGATCTGGCGCACGGCGCCCTAGGAGAAGATAATGGCATCGTTATTTAAAAAAGGTCTAGCTGCAGCAGCGAAAGCTACAGTGTCAGGAGTCGATCTGGGCATGCAGCAAGGTTCTCGCGCAGCGCGTTCCGGCGGCTTGGACGATATTGCGAAGCGCTTCGGTGGACCACGCAGAGGTGTTAAGCCGGATTTGTCGGATGGCTGGGGTAGCTCAAGCATGGGGAATTGGGGCAACGATGCTAGCATGGCACCTGTTGGCCGAGGAGTAACTTCTGGCGGTGGCGCCAGGAGTGGCGGTCCATGGACTCCCGAGCCAGGCTTTAAGCCTGGAGGCGGTATTGGATATCAACCTTCTGGAACTCTTTCAAGCGCACCCGACCTACATCAAGTGCATGGCGATGGCGCATCACTTGGAAAGGAAATGTCGGCTGGGCCTTCGACAATCAAAGCTTCGGATACAGCTTATAATGCTGGTAGCAGTAGAGTCGCTGGGCCAAAAGGACCGAATGTCCGTGGCTACAGCAATCAGACAGGGCGACAAAGCGCTAACTCTGTTTCTGGGGCACCGATGTATAGGCCCGGACAGTCTAGAAATGGTGTTATGAAACCCAATTCTCAAAATGTGCCTTATAATCCCGTGTCTACATCTGGTGCTCCTGCTGGTCCTAGCACTGCTGCTCTTGGCGCTGGTATGGGCTTAGGTATGAGCATGGCAGTGGGTGCTGGTGCTGGTGCTGGTGGCAGCTACATGACTGGCGGTAACATCGGCCAAGGTGCCGTGATGGGCGCAATGGGTGGCGCTGCGCTAGGCATGGGCGGCGGTATGGCAATGAGAGCAGGTGCCAGAGGGGCAACCAGTGCTGGGGCTAGCAAGGGTTTCACTAGTGGTATGGTTGATGCAGCATCAGGACTGGACAACGCTGCCAACCGTGCTTATACATTTGCTGCTGGTGGCTTGCTTGGCGGCATGGCTTTTGGTGGCAATAAGTCGCACAGTCGTGGATTCAATTCCCAAAGGGGTAATAGAATCGGTCGCTAGTCAATGTTATTATGCGCTAACGGGGGAGATAGATAGATGGCTCTAAGCTTTTATGATGACGGGAAAGTCATCTTCGGTGTGGCGAAGTTACGCACTTTTCATGATGGTCATCTCGGTGGCTCACAGGAAAAACTTGTGTATCTCCGCAATGCAGATGTCGGCAAGTACTACACAAATATCACTGTACACCTGGCTGTCACTAGTTACGAAGACGTCGGTGTGCTTGGTACAACTGGTTGGGGTGTGAAGTTTATCTACGGCGAACGACGTCCCACTGAAGACGAGTGGGACCAAGTGCGTGCTGGCGATGCTATTGCGCTTCCAGATATTGGCAGTACTACTCTGGCTGATACTTCTACGTACCATCCTATCTGGGTACGCTCCTTCTGTCCTGGCGGGGAGCCAGCACAGTTGCGTGAGAATCAAACGATCCAGGTCTTTAGATACGCACGCAATGTGGGCGCTTAATGTCCTTGCAAACTAAGATCCCAGACTTTGCTCTGAGTCGCGAATTCATTGATGGGTTATATACACCAGAGCTGATTCCAGATCAGGTTGATTTGAGTAACTTCATTTCGGAAGTAGATGAGACGGAGAAGATCCAGGCTTCTTTGAATGCCAAGATCAATGCCTCTGTTCCTACGAGCCAAACGCCCTCTGGGTCTTTAGTCCCACTGACTGAAGCGGAAGCCAAGGAAGCGGACTACCAAATCGAAGCAATGCTTGAGCGCATACAGTTAACGAGAGATAAGATCTCGTTGATCAAGTCTCGCCTAGATGATTCTATTTCGGCTGCCACTAGTGGTGGCGATGGTGGTGAACTGTCCTTCAAGATGGATATCAGTCGCAAGCCACGTCTACGTCGGGCTATCAAAAGAATCTTTGGCAAGAAGACTGATAAGATTACCTATCGTATGTATAAGCAAATGCTAGAGGCTAAAGCCAGCTTAGAGAAAGAGGAAGCCGGACTCTATACTAGCGGCGCTTCAAGCAAAGAGAAAGATGGCAAGAAAGACAAGAAGGATGGTAAGGACAAAGAGAAGAAGAAGGATAAGGGGTTCTTGCAACGTAATGCTGACGAAGAAGAGTTAGATGATAGCGCTCAGAGCGAAGAAATGTACGAGCGGATGTTCCCTAAGATTGGTCGTGATTTCGTATACAAGGAAGACCTGAACAACATGATGGATGGCTTCCTAAGCTTCCTGGACCCCGATGGACTCGGACTCATTGGTGGAGACAGCCGGTCAGACGCAGAGGCTCGTAAGCGAGCCCTGGAGTACAAGAGCGTACTGGACTCAGGTAAAGATGGCTCTCAAATCTATAAAGATTTGATTAAGCTTAACGAAGACGAGGAGTAACCATGGCTGTTAGCGTAGAAGATCCCCTAGCATATGAATGGCTGTCACTGCTCATTGATGCTTTTGAGAAGTCTGCTATAGAATCTGGAGAGCGAGAAGCCTTCCTGGTACTTGCGCATGGGCCACTGACTGGCATGGAGACTGCTTTAGATGGCAGTGAGTCAGTCCTCACGAAGGTGAAGACATCTCGGCAGCTCTTGCTTGATGAGAATGGGAACAGTGAGAAGCCAACACCAAAATCAATCATCGAGAAGAGCAACATCGACTTTGACAAAGATCTAACTGAGCTTTTTGGCGCAGAAGATAATCCAACTGCAAACTATATAGAAGAGTGCTTCGGGTGCGACCTGCGCCTCTCATTTGATTGGCAGCTAAAACCTTTGTCTCTCATGGGTCCAATCGATGCATTCCTTGATACAATCAATGCTGCGTTAGACGCTTTTAACCAGCGGCTCGATCCATTTGATATTCTAAAGCAGATTTGCTTTTTGATGAACCATTTGAAATTGCTCTGCCCTGCAGACTTGATTATGATCTTGTTGGCGCTGAAGATGCTGTTAAAGAAGTACTTGTTACAGCTGTTCAATATTAAATTCGATTGGACTGTGCTGCTTGGCCCGCTCTTGAAATTCATTGTGGACTCCCTGGCTAGCTTGCTCGAACAGATTGCTCAACTTATCTTGGCTCCAATTGACTGCGTACTGACGGGACTCAAGTCTGCCAATGCGCTATTCCACTCCTTGAATGACTTCCTTGGAACAGCCAAGGGATTCGGAGAGACAGTTGGTAGCGGTATAGCCAAGGGCGTAGCTGATCCTATTGGTGCTTTCGGCAAAACTACAAAGAACCTAGATGGCGATACCACCTTCCGTGATAGCCAATGGATTAGCGAAGAAGATGGCAAAGACAAGAATGGTGTTCCAGATCTTGGCCGTCTTAAATCCAGAGACAGTAAGGGCGCAGATGGACAGCAACCTGGCGTCAGTCTGTTTACTGGCTTCGAGCTGAAGAACGACATGACGCTTTCAAGCGCAATGTCTGATCCGGCATTTCCTCAAGCGACTTTTTTAGAGAACCTGATCATCCCAGTACAAGAAGCACGTAACTGGATTAGGGAACTGTTCGATAATCTCATCCAAGCATTACGAAGCCTTAATGGCTTAGTCGGTGGTGGCCTCAAGTTGAATCTTGACTTCATGGGAATCTTGCTTTTCATCAAAGATATGATTGGATTAGTCATGATGATTATTCGTTTGCTCAAGAGCCACGGGAACATTGCTGACTGGTGTAGCTATCTAGAGCAGAACCCTGAGGTGTTGCAGCAAGCCTTGCGTGTAAGCTTTGGTCAAGGGGTAACCGTAGAGGCAGCTGGTGGCGATGCGGGGTTGCTTGTTCGTATGGGACCTGATATTGTAGGTAAAATTGAAACTTGTAGTGGCGCTCGTTCTGAGAACGATGCACAAATTATCAGCCAATGGGTTGATGATCTAAAGCTTTAGGACGCATTGATGAATCTTAAGTTAATCGAAATAGCACTAGAGTCCTTTGGTAGTACAACTAAGGACGCAACCATACCTCAATCTACTCCTGCTCAGGTAAAGAAAGTACGAGACCGTACTATTGCTCATACGCATAGACACAGAGGCCAATGGTTTCGCCCAGAGTACGACTTTGATGAAATCCAAATTGCAGCTGATGTCGACAGTTACTTGCTTCGAGCAATCAAAAAGAAGGTAGACCGTCTCTTCTTAGCAGGTCACGAGTTCGTATCTGAGAACGCAGATGCTCTGTCTTATATTAAGATGCGTATGGCCGAGATGCAAATGGCTACTAACAAGCCGTGGGCCCTGCTGGTTAAAGAGACAGCACGAGATCTGATCCGTTTTAACAACTGCGCCTGGGTAAAGTCTAGAGACAAGAATAAGTCTGCTGGCAAGATGCGTAAAGACATTCGTGGCGTAGAGTTGGAACCCGTAGCAGGGTATCACCTGTTACCATTCGAAACTCTTCTCTTGAAGACTCGTTCGAATGGTGATTTAAAGAAGGTAATGCAGGCGCTGCCAGATGGCTCTCGGAAAGAGTTCGTTCCCGCAGACATCATTCACTTCTACTCTAACCGGAATCCTGGGTTCTCTGTAGGTACACCTGAACTACTGCCAGCCCTAGATGATATTGCTTTGCTACGTCGTATTGAAGAGAATGTGGAGGAGCTTATTGAAACGAATCTGTTCCCCGTGTTTCATTACAGCGTGGGCAGTGATGAATTCCCAGAGCGCTACGGCCCTGATGGCCGTAAGGAAACGGAGATCGTCAAGCAGACAATCGAGTACATGCCTAGTGGTGGCGTGTATGTGTCTGACCACAGACACAAGATCCAGGCTATTGGATCAGAGTCGAAGGCATTGCGTATCGATTTCTATCTAACATACTTCAAAGCACGTGTGTTCTCCGCTATTGGTGTCAGTGGTGTAGACATGGGAGAAGGTGGCAGCGCTAATCGCAGCACTGCGTCGACTATGTCCAAAGCAATGATGATGGATGTCGAAGCAGTACAGGTGCTCCTCAAGACATTCATTGACTTCTATGTCATTAACGAACTGCTCCTTGAAGGTGGGTTCAATCCTCTGGATGAAGCAGACCGTGTGCATATTAAGTTTGGTATCATCGACAAAGAAGAGCGCAACGCTTTCGAGAACCTTCAAACTCAGATGTTTAGCACTAAGATGATCACACAGACACACGCTAGGAAGAAGTTAGGTTACGCACCCATGACACTAGAGGAGCAGGAGGATACCTATTACAAGCTATACGAAGAGCCGTTGGCTTTGGTTAAGAGCATGAGCCCTGGTAGCGCTGCAAGCGATACACTTGCAGACATTCCTACCTCTCATATTCAAGCGAAGTCTGTGAATAAAGAGAAAGCGTTTGCAAAAGAAGCAGCAAAGACTTCCGCTGCCAGTAGTACGCAAGGGCGACCATCTGCTGGTAGTTCCTCTGGTGCTAGAAAGTCTGGTGCGGCTAAGGCACGACCTAGCAATCAGAGTGGTACTCGCTCATCCGCGAAGCTTAATAGAGATATCGACTTGACCATTGGTGCCAACGCGTTTAGAATCAGTGTAGACCGCGCCATTGATGCTAAATGTATTGATACGTGGAAGTTATTTGTTGCAAATCGCTACGAAGACCTTGCGGATACCGGGGTCTCCTTTGGTACATTAGTTGAAAATCTAATACCTAGACTGTACAGGATGCATGAGGAATCATATGAGCAATAAAGAGTTCGGCCTAAAAGACTACATCAGGATTGCACCTAATGAGTCGATTGAAGGCATGACTGACGCTGCAACGCTTACCTTCAAGGATGCGATTGTGGCTGGCCAACGTACACGTGGCCTTGTTGTCACCTTCGACCTAAGCCATAGTGGTCGCAAGATTAACAACCGCATCTACCCAGCATGGGGCCAGCGAGATGGCGCTAGCAGTTGGACTGAGCCCTTTGGGCGTCCTATCATTCTGGACCACGAGAACAAAGTAGAGAATACTATTGGTCGATTTATTAGCGTGGAATGGCAATCTCTTGAAGCCGAAGCTATCGATCACCTTGGTGGACTCCAACCCTACCTGGAAGTAAAGCGTGCACTAGAGAGCAATGATGCTCAGCTAATCCACAAGGCTTACTCCAAGTACAATCTCTTTAACGATAAAGACTGGCCAGGCGTTGGTAAGCTTGTCGCTAAAGCACTCATCACGGATGTCAGCTCTCAAGAGCGCTTCTTAGATGGCCGCTACCTCACATTCAGTGCTGGTAGCCGAACGAATTCGTACACCTGTATGGCATGTGGAAGCTGTTGGCATGCTGGTGATATCTGCGATCATAGACCGGGCCTCACAGATGAGGACGGTGTTACTGCGTATTTCTTGACTGGCTTGTTCTTAGGTGATGAAGGTTCCGTTGTGAACTCACCTGCCGACGTTGCTAGCCAGGTGCGCAATCTTGAAATGAGGGATCTTGAAATCCTTCATACTGATTCGGCCGATACAGCTTGGATGTATGTTGGTGCTGATGAAAACAATTTTCTAATTACAGATTCCACGATGGAGGTGACTTCGATGTCAATCGAACTCAAAGACCTGATGGACCTTGAATTGGAGACTGTCGTAGACAAACTGGTTGATGGCACGCTCGGTTATAATTTCAATGACCTTAGCGGAGACACCCATTCCGAGATTCAATGGTTAGTTCGTATTCATGATTCACTACACGGTAGGTATGACCATACTGTTCGTGGTGAATATGGTGAAACAATTGATACTATTCCGACTGCAATCTTTGACCTTCATGGTAAAATCCACCAGATGTCTACTGATAAAAGTTTCCGAGACTCGTTAATCAACGGTGATCTAGACAACTATGATACAAAGGGAGCACCTAGCGCAGAGTACGCACTGCCATCACGCGCTACCGATTCTAGTGATAGTCAAGGTCAGCAACTCAAAGAACTAAAGGATGAGATTATGGGCGTACTAAAAGAAGCTCTCTTGGACCAAACGGCCGAGAAGACTAGCGAGGCTCCCGATGCTGTCGCTGAAACGAAGATTGACGATACCGAGACACAAGTCACTGACACCAAAGAAACACCAGCACTGGAGACGGAAGTAACTCCAACTCTAGTCGATCAGATTCGAGACCTTCTTGGTCAGGAAGATGCGTCCGGTACGCTTGATGCAATCAAGTCTCTACTTGATGCTGCTCCAGACTTTGTAGATGATCAAGAAGTTGACTGGTATGTATTGGACCTAGCACTTGGTAGCCTAGTGGCTACGGATGCTCGACTGTCCGATGAAGCTCGCACTAAGCTAGCTGACAGTTCCTTCTGTGGACCCGAACGACAGTTCCCCGTCCATGATGCAGCTCACTACGAAGCTGCTAAACAGCTAATGGACCGCTACAGTGGCCCAGGTAACAAAGCTGCCATTCTTGCTTGCGTTGAACGCAAAGCAAGTCAAATTCAACCTATCGAAACTGCTCCTCAAGATTCTTTGAAAGAAGATTACAAGGAAGCTTTGTTGCAGGTCGATGCCTTGAAAACCCAGTTAACCTCTGCATTGACAGCGCATGCAAAAGCTCTCAACGCAGAAGTTTCTCTAACAGATGAAGCTGCGGGACTTGATAAATTAGTCCCATGGTTTGATAATATTGCTACAGCTAAAGATGATGATCTTGCAGCGCCCACGGGTACTACCGATCACATCAAGGAAGTATCCAATCCTTCAGAGGGTTCCTCAGAGGGAAAAGAGTCATCTAAAAAACTGAGCGATTATGCACAAAAGATCGTTACACAATTCAAACAAATTCGTGAACAAGATAGTGAAGAGGCTGCCATCGGCTGGTACAATCGTAACTGCCGCTACCTTCCCCCAACTTTCGACCTCACAAAGTATATTTAACTAGGAGTTAAAAATGGCTATTAAGCGTCATAGTACAAACTTCAATCTGCGCGAGGATATCTTTGATTCCATCACCCCGAATAACGTGGTGCAGGAAGAGATTCGAGCGCCAGCCGGGGAATGGAAGCCTGCGGCTTGGCTGCCTGTCCAATATGAATCTACCAACATGACTGCTGGTACTGATGCATATGTGATTTCGAGCGGCAAGGTTGTAGCTTTTGATACCGATAACAAGATTGTTCCTGCTGGCTTGCGTACGCAACTCGGTGGTAATGCGCTAGCGGGTTCCTTCGCTGGCACTGTCCTCACCTACACGGCAACTGATGTCGCCTGGGGCGTCGTAGATCTTACGACTGGCTCTCGCGTCACCGCTGCTGTCTCTTACACTGGCGAACAACTTTGCGATGCTCTCATTGAGCGTGGCCTCGTCCGTGAAACCGATGCTACCGCTGCTGGTGCTACTGTACCTGTTGCTGCTGATGCAGATGTCGCTTTCGTTATCGACCTGTTTATCAGTCGTCCCGTTGGTATTGCTGCTTATGACGTTCACGTCTGGGGTGGCCTTGCTGAAGATGGCGATCAGTTCTTCACGAACTACAACAAACAGCACCTCATCATGTTCCTTACGGAACTGCAGATGCAGGTTCCTCAACGTGTCGCTGGTTCGACCACGACTGATACGTTTGATGCAGCCACTTTGGCCGCTGGTACTACCTTTGCTGCTGGCTCTGCCATTGCTGCTGGTGAGTACTGGAGTAATGCGAACTTGATTCAGCTTGCTCGTTACCCTCTTGCTTCCGATACCGCTGTCGCTATCGGTCTTGCTCAGTCTAATGTTGCAAAAGAAACAGATCGTACTCCGTTGACCTGCGACCGTGCTGGCGTCCTTGTACGTCAACGCAAGTCTGCTGCTGATATTGCGAAAGAAGGTGATTACTTCCTCGACCACAAGGTTGGAGTCTTAGTCCTCTCGTCTGCTTCTTGGGCCACTCTTGTTGCTCTCGGCGCCGTGAATACAATCTTCTCCTACAGCTTCTACACCGATACCGGTGTCGCTGCGGCTCATCGACACATTCACTTTGATGGCCCTTGTCGTCCCGGTGACTTCGTTGTCTCTGACTCCGAGAGTAACTTTACTGTTGCTACTCCTGCTCAGGTTGCAGCTTCCGGCGAAATCGTTGGTCGAGTTCTGAATATTCAGGCTCAACCTATTCCTCTTCTCAATGAAGTCAAGACCGCTTGGCAACTTAGTGGTATGAGTGCCGCATCTCAGATGCCTGGTTCTGCTACTAAGGGCTTCACTGACCTCATCACCCTGTCTGGCGAAACGGTTGCTGATTCAGTAATCGTCGTCAACGTTCGCGTCTAATAGGAGTTCCTATGAATATCAAATTAGCCGATGGAGCGAAGCTCAGCCTTCCTAGTGATCCCCGTGCTCAAGCACGGTATATGGCTGACACCATTCGCAATCAAGGTTACACTCCTGATGGTCAAGGCCGTCTAGAGTGGAGTGCCTTCCATTCGGACTTTCTAAATAACCGAGATGCGGTTGCCGCCAGTGAGATTCGTCCACTGTTGCAATCCACCCTACAGATTATCTTGCGTGAGCCACTAGAGCCCATCATGATTATCACGGGCTTGTATACTCGTGTTCAACAACGTGGTCTTGACGTTAAGGTTCTTGCTGGTGCTATTGGCGCCGTGCATGCTGCTGATGTCCAAGAGCATGGTACTTACCCCGAAGTTATGTTCCAGATCGGTGGTGGCGTGCAGACAGCTTACATTGGAAAGAGTGGTATCGCCGCTAGTTTCACTGACGAAGCTCTGCGCTACAGCACTTGGGACCTAATGTCCATTAACCTTCGCTTGATGAGCCAAGCTCTCGTGCGCCATAAGGAACAAAAGGCTGTTGCCTTCCTTAAGGAACTAGGTACTGAGCTTTACAACAACGCCTCTCCTGCTACATCTCTCTTCGGAGTCTGTACTGGTCGTGGTCTTGATATGGCTGCTAATGGTTCTATGACCATGGATGATCTCTTCCGTGGCATGGCACACATGTCTGAAGAGGGCTTCCCTCCTGACGTGATGCTTATGAATCCATTGTTCTTCTACATGTTTATCCAAGATCCTGTCTTGCGGAACATGATGATGGCACATGGCGGTGGCGAGTACTTCCGGCAGCACACTGGCAATTCTGGTCCATTGGATCCTTGGAACAATGGTTCCATGGGCGCTGCTGGTCCCACCATGGGCAACAAGATTGTTCCTGGCGCTGGCATTACTGGCTCTCCCGAGTCTGGTCGTACCGCTACTGGTATCTCTGGCCGTGAGCATGGCATGACATCGGCTCCTCCGATTCCGGCCCCATACTTCCCTTGGAGCTTCCGAGTTATCGTTAGCCCACTGGTTCCTTTCGATCCCGACACTGGTCTCGGTGATATCTTCCTGCTTTCGAGCGGTAACGTTGGTTTCTACCTCGTTGATGAAGATCCCACCCAGGTTGACTGGCGTGACGAAGCTGTGGAAGTAGTCAAGGTCAAGATTCGTGAGCGTTACGGTTTCGCCGTTGCCCATGAAGGTCAAGGCGTTGGCGTTTACAAGAACGTGAAGCTTGCTCGCAACTACTGGGATGGTACGGTTACTGCACAGACTATGGATGTCGATGCAGAAATTAGCCCTTCGGCTGATCTTTCCGCTATCCTCTAAGGCACCTCGTGCTTAGTATCTAGCAATGGCTGGCCTTCGGGCCAGCCTTTTTAGTATCATAGGGAGACAGTATGAGTTGGTTTAAACAAAAGCTTGGAATTTATGAGGTAGACGGCGTCCCACTGAGCGGGACAGAGGCGAACAATCCTTACATGAGTATCGTTACAGAAGAGTTTGTAAAGGTTCCCATTATTCCATATCCATCTAAGATGACAACCCCAGACCTAGAGGCAACTTCACATGGCAGCTCCAGCGAGTCTCCAGACCTATCCAGCGAATAACGACACTGGAATCCCTATTGGTGAATCTATCGAGATTGTTTTCGATAGAGGCATCGATCTATTAACTGCAAAGAACCATGTCGTCCTATACGGTGACGACACTGATGTAACCTCTGGCCCAGATTCAGCTTTGTGGCTGGATGCCGATACAGGTAACAATCCGTTTTTCTTAAGAAGCCCTGGCTTCAAGGGGCTGGTAGAACTATCAGCTCGTTTAGTGTACGTTGACCTAGCGACTGGTCCGACATACAGCGAAATCAACCCTGGTGTTATTACTGGCGAAGCCGATGAGCTTGCCTATGGTGCCTCTGGTGCAGGACATAAATTAATCCTAACTCCTAGAGAACCCTTCGCTGCTGATGTCTTATATACGCTGCATGTACTAGGAGACCCAGACGCTGTTGGCGCTGGTGTTAGCTCGCGTACAATTTTTGATGTTGTGCCTGATGGTGGAAATGCTGGTAGTACAGGAACAATGTCTACTAACGATAGCTACACTGGCACAATGGCTGATACGGTAGTCGTTGAATTTACAACTGGTGGAAACGTTGGTACTGCGCTGTACCGATGGTATTACTCAAGTGCTGGTGTTGGCTCTGCCGTAACTGGCGTTATGACTAGCAGACGGTTTCGCCGTCTGACCGAAGGTCTACAAGTTAACTTTGCTGGAACTGCATTCGTCAGTGGTGATATCTACCGCTTCAATGTAGAGGTGGCTGAGAATATGGCTGCCAGCTTCCAGCTATCTTATACTACTAACGATGGCACGTACTCCACGGCGCCTGCTAGCCCAAGCACTCCAGCTGTGAGCAGCCCGCCTTCAACGGTTATACCACCTGCTCCAGGAGCTAGTGCTGCAACAAGGCTTTCAGTGATTGACATGACCCCTAATGATGGGTCATATTACAACAAGACTAATACCCGACAGATTGTAATCGAGTTCTCAGATGTGTTGGATACGGCTACCATTACAGACAGCACAGTGAATCTATTCCGGTATCCGGTGAGCGGACAGTACCAACTTCAGGCCGAAGTTGTTGAGCTTGAGAAGATACTTACAGTAAGCGGTAATACTCTTACTATTGATATATAGGAACTATCATGCCTTTTTATGATCGAACTTCGGTACTCTCTGGACAAGCTCTTGATTTGCGAGTCATCTTTAGAGATGACGCTAATTTTTTGGTAGATCCTGACGCATTGCCTGAGGTGTACATCTACGATGAGTCTATAGGTACAGACACCATTGACGCAGAGATTCTAGCTGCAGTCTTTACTAGCGCTCTGGCTGGCCCACTTGTGCCTACTAAAGTTAGCACAGGATTCTATACATACAACTACACAGTGCCGAGTGGTGCTACTGCGGGCATCTGGCATGATGTGTGGATCTCTCAGGTAGATACAGTCGATAGTGATTCGCGTTTTGCCTTCACCGTGGATACGGCAGCTAACCTATCCATCCAATCTCTGCAGGAGAACGAACTCATTCTGATCTGCCTTGATGGCATCATCGGGAACTTGGCTGCTACGCAGACCATGGGCGTAGATACACAGCTAAGCTTTAGCACGGTCTACAGCCCCCTCTACGCCTCTCCAGACCTTCTGCGTATGGAAGTTGGTACATTCATCGACTACATCCCAGACGACACTCTCGCGCTAATGATTCACTGGTCTAGCAAAGAGGCTGACTTCATTCGCCGACCTACCTTGTGCAACAGCAAAGACTATGAGTTTGCACGCACTAAGTTTGTAGTATTTGATGCTGCGCTCAGTGCACTTACTCTGCCTGGCGGCTCTTCTGGTTCCGGTGCTGGGAATAGCTCGAATGCTGCAAAGAAAACGCTTGGCGACTTGAGCATTACTAGCGGGAACAGTGGCTCTACTCTAGCAGTGACCAGTGGTGGTGTTGACCTAGATACCATGGGGTACATCAGAGAACAACGCAACGAGTGGTGGAGAGTAGTAAACTCAGGAGCATGTATTGTGCCTGGGCAAAGCTTTGATCCTGAAACTGCAATCAGAAGTAAGTTCGACCCCGATAGACGAGCTAGTGGTCGACTCTGGATGAACCCAGAGTATGGAACTTATGCTCAGCCTGGCGCTAACGCTAAGATTAAGTTAGCTGGTAGACAGCGTGGACGATATGGCTTTAGTGATTACCGTCGCAGTAACGCTCGCAGGAGATTCTAATGAGTGTGCGTCGAACTGGATTGTTTGGAAGTCCAACACAGAATAGAGATTTATATCCAGCTACTGGTTTGACGTCTACTTCTTTTGGCGAAGTAGACCTGCGCGCCGAACTAGATGAATTATTTTATGGCTATGATAGCGGGATCCGACATGGGCATCTAATGGTCATACGTCACATGAGGCGAGATAGCGCTGGTGAATCTATCGCTTGCTCTTGTCTTGACGATTTCACGAGAGAGGCTGACCCTGACTGTTCTTATTGTGACGGTGAGCGGTATCTTTGGGACGAACAATGGTACTGGACTTACTCGATGTACTCTGGCTCAGACACAGGGTTTGCTAATCGGCTAACCTATATGCCTCCCGGCGGACTCCGTGTCGATTGGCGCATATTCTTTGTAAGATATGACACTGCTATTCGTTACGGTGACAAGGTTGTTGAAATGAAACTTGATGATGAGGGGGAAGTGGTAGTACCATACGTAAGAGAAAGCATTTACGAGCCACAGACTATCCAAAAGTTTCGCTCTGACAATGGTCGCGTTGAATATATAGCTATACACTGTAGAGAGGATTCGGCCATCAGGTCCGATACACCAGAATAATGAGTGAGATTTCCAACCTATCCGAGAAGGTCTCGTTAGACCTTCTTAAAGAAGCCACTGAGTATACGGTCTCTATTGTAGATCTTGTTAGTGGCAGGACTGCGCCTTCTTACCAGGCAGAAGTCGAGTTGGTTAATCCTTATAGCTTTGATCCAGCGCCATTTGTTCCCAAAGATCGCATCATGGATCTACCAGCGTTCTATGCGCTGGCTGCTGAAGTCATTGCGGATGCGCAGGAGAGAGAAGGCGTCATACCCGAGGAGCAAATTAAACTTGTTCAAGAGTATCAGCCGGAGCGCTTCTACAAGATGGGAGACGAAGTGATTGCCACCCGAGTCCTCAGGCGAACACCTGGAATGATGAACAAGAAGGCTGACAGCCGACCGAATCGTCGCTCTAGTTTTTCACATGAATTCCGCTCACCAGGCAGTCCGAACAAGATGATAGTCATCGAGTCAAGACCTATTGATCATAAGATTGAGTTTTCTTGCTGGGCGAAAACGTCAGAGCTTGCAAATAAAAGGGCCTTGTGGCTTGAGAAACTATTTGTCACACACGCCTGGGCTTTCAAAATCCAAGGTGTCGAGAGATTTTATTGGGAAGGCAGGAGTGCTGATACTCTATGGAAACACGGCGAGCAGAGGTTGCATCAAAGACCTTTGTCATTCTTCGTGAGACTTAGAGAGCATGAAGTACTTGCTTATCCCGTACTTAAACGAATTGATTACACAATTTCTACAACTTAATTCTTAGGAGGTTTCTATGCCTTACGAAGACATTCCACACGTTAGTGCAAGATTAGATGATGGCTCTCTCCGAGAGTCTGTCAATACTAGTCAGCCCCGTGTCCTTGTACTCGGTTCCGCTACAAGCGGCTTGACTAATGAGCTTTTCTCTATCAGTAATGTGCGTGCCGCCGAGACAGAGTTCGGCGCAGCTTCTGCTGTCCTTCAGGGCA